CTAAAAAAATGTCGGGCATAAAGCTCCTTTCTTTTCCATCTGTGGTAGGTCACGACCCTTGTTAAGTCTATTATTGCAAAGGGATTTTACTTTTTATAGTGCACCCTCCACTATCTGTAGATATTGTGGAAAGCCAGACTCCATGAGCCTTAAGCCTTCCATCATCATCTTGTAACAAATAAATGCATCCCTGCCCTTTGCGGTTATAAATACATCCCCTTTGTCTACCCTCGCGGTGAATGTATCTGTTACCTCCGGCAGGTAGGCTACAAGTGTCTGCACCAGTGTGGATATTCCTGCGCAGACTATATCGTTTCCTGCTTCCGCAAATCCTGCGTGCCCCTTGCATTCCACGATAAACTCGTCGCCGTCCTTCTCTATGTATGAGATCTTAGTCATTAGCGTGGGCTCGTGGCGTTGTTCGCCCTCTCCCTTGCATTGGCTGTGATCTCAGACTCACCGAGGTTTGTCTCCGGCATTCTTGCAGATCCTCTTGGGGCTCCCTGAGCATCAAGTCTTGCATTGATGTTATCTGCCATCTGAGCAGCCATATGGTACTCTGTGCCTCTTTCCTTGCCCAGAGTGTCTATCATTTCTGCCATCTGTAGCATTTGCTGCTGCATCTGTATCATTTGCTGATACATTGTGCCGTTAGCCTGTATCTTCTCTATCACAGTGCCCTTACCTTGAAAGTCCATCATATCAATGCAGGCAAGCGCCTGATCTGCATACTGAGGATTGAAAAAGCCCTGATTATAGAATTGAAGTGCAAGCTCATTCTGTGATAGCTGAGTGTATGCACTCTCTTTCTCTGCCTTTACCTCAATATCAAATACAGGAACTCTGTAGCCCATATCCACACCGAAGTCTGTACCCTGATACTGTGGCTGCAATCCTGCGTTTGAATACCTTGTAAACTCCTGCTGCCCTCCATGCCCTACAATTCTGAACTGTCTGGGTATGGTGTAGAACTGCCTTATAAGTTCAATGACGAGATACACAACCTCTTTGTGTGTCTCGTATGTTGTAGCTATCTGGTCTCTACTTGTCTTTCCTGCGGACTCCTGTATAGCTGCTATAGCTGAGGCGGCGGTAACTCCTGCCTGTGTGCCTCCTGTGGTTGCGTCTCTGTTACCTGCAGTCTCCTTCATCTCGGAGATCTTACTGTTTAAGATCTCGATATAGTTGCTGTTGATGAAGGTAGGTGTATTGATTGGTGCTAGGCTGTCCTCTCCCAGATTGCCGTCACAGTGTACAAGAAGCTGATTAGGGTTAGAGAACTCCTCCTCATTTATGCCTCCGTCATTCCTTGTAAGGTATCTTGGAGAAGCCACAAACTGCACATTCTTTTCAAAGGCGTTGTTGTATACGTCAATGGAAGCCTGCGCATTTTTGCACACATCCACAAAACCGAATCCTACAGGCATACCTGCCTCAGGGAAAAGAGTATCGAACACGAAAGGATATTTGCCGTGATCGTACAATCCTCTCTCCGCCATGCTCTTTCCTGTAGGTACTTCCACAGGCTGCATAACAGGCTGCCCCATCTCATCAAGGACTGCTGCCCCTGTCTCATCAAGTACAGGCTGCATCTGCGTGGTAGTAGGTACCTTCGTATCGTTCTCTGTAGCATAGAGCACGATATCATCTACAAACTTGATATACTGCAGTGTCTCCTTGCCGTTTATCCTCTTGTGGTAATACCAGTCAATGACTGCGCTCTTGCCTGTGGTATCAATGGACTCATCATACATATACTTCTTGATGATGTTGTCGTTAGTCTTTGAGAGGTTGCCCCTGCACTGAGGGTACTGCTGCTCAAGTGTAGTATTAGATACAAGCTCTACAGTAAAGAGGTTTTCAGAATCCTGTATATCAGTTATGCCCGGTTCCCAGAAGATAGAGAGAAGATCCATAGACTTGATAGCCACGTCTCCCAGTCCGTTGAGCTTGGAGCTATCCCAGAATACCCCAAACACTCCTGTACCATGCTTTAGCTTGTACCATACCTCATCTGAGTACACGTCCTTATATCCGTTCTGCCTCATGACAACAGGGATGATAGAGGAAAGTCTCTGTGCCTCCTCTACGTCGTCCTCTTCTCTTGGCAGGATATCTGATGCAGGGAAAGAGTCCATGTAATCTGCGTGCTTGGATATGATTACATTAAAGAGCCATCCACTTGCAGGCTTAGGATCGTCAATGGTGTACTCTGTCTGCATGAGATCCCAATGCCTCATCTTCCACCACTTCTCATTGCGAGTGATCTTATCCTCAAGGTTCTGCTTGCCCTGCTTATACTTCTTTAGTATCTCCATGCCCTTGCGCACTTCGTTTTCTCCTATTGGCAGCGCCCTTGTGGGCTGAGGCTGCATAGAGGGGGAAGCAGGAACCGCAGCGCCTTGTGTCTGAGGCTCCTGCAGCAGATTGTTTATCTTATCGGCAGCAGGCTGTGTGGGTATATAACCATCCTGCCCTCCGTTAAGACCTTTGTTAAAGTCTGTGTTGTTCTTTTTGCTATTCACGTTTCCTGTGCGCCGTGGTCTGTTAAACTGTTGTGCCCTCTGCACATACTGGTTAGGTTCGTTAGCCATCACACTCTCCTTACATAAATAGATTTGCGTTTAATTACTTTCTGGTTTAGAGGATCGTCCTCTGCTTTTATTTCTTTCTTGCCAAGCTGAGGCTTGATAGGTCTGCTCATACACATATAACGTGCTTCGTCAGCTACATGATCCTCAAGCTCTGTATCTAAATCCTCTACGTTTGTATCATCATACATAAGTAGTGGGATTGTACGTATGAATGCCTTGCAGTTCTTGAATATATACATCATAGGGATGCCGTTCTCATCAAAAGCCATGCGGTAATGCATCTGCATCCATCCGGCTATCCTCTCATGGTCTCCCTTCTGGAAGTAGATATGGTGGCGCAGGGCTACATCATTGACGGACTCTCCTGTGTCTGCATTCCATATGGCAGGATCCGCAACGCCCTGTATCTGTTTACCCTTAAGGTATGGGTGCTGATCTTCTACCTTCTTGATCTCTGCAAACTGTTTATCAGGGCTCCATTTCACACCCTCATTAGGTATGCCAGTCCATCCGTATAGCTCTAATATCCTGTATAGCCTTCCGTCATAGTCCACCGCCCACCATGCACAACTGAATGGTTTGCTATAACCAAAGTCATAGGAGCGGTAGATCTTCCATCCCGGAGGAATATCAAAAGGCTCTATAACATGAGTCCATAGCCTGTCCTCATAATGCTCAGGGTTATCTGTAAACTCTTCAAAGAACTGCCCCTCAAATATATCCCAGTCGCCATAAAGCCATGCCTTTTTAAGCTTAGGCGGCAACTGCTCAAGGAAGCGCACGTAATCTGGGTCTGCTTCCATAAGAGCGTTGTTATCCTGCACAAGCGCCTGAGTAAATGAGTACTCCTCTGGCTTCTCTCCATCCTCATAGTTCCTGTCAATGAAGATCCTTTTTATGTAGCCATGCCCTGCTCCTCCCGGATTGCAGGTGTAATAGATCCTGTGAGGAAAATCATTTACACCACGGCAGCAGGCAGTGATCGTCTTGAGCTGATACTCTGTGAAGTTTGTTGCCTCATCAATGAATATCACATCAAACTCAATACCTTGAAAGTTCTCAAGGTCTGTATCATTCCTGCAATACTGCAGCTTAATGATTGAATTGTTAGGGAAGGTGAACTGCTTATCAGACTTGTTGTACTTGGCTACTCCCTTAAGCGACTTCTTAAGAGGCACTATATGGTTTTGCTCAAGCTCTGGGTAAGTCTTACGGACTATACACATACGGATCCCTGCAAAGTTGACCGCAAGAAGTATCGCCTTTGTCCTGAGCGCCCACGACTTGCCGCCGCCACGTGCGCCTCCATAACCCACGTGTTTGTGATGGTCTTTGAGGAAGATCTTCTGCTTTTCGTTAGGTTCTCCGAGGTATATATTCATTCACCATACCCCTCTGACTTATCAAGTATGATCTTGATACTTTCTTTCTCCTCAATGTTTCCAATACCATAGAGCTCAGCAAGCTTAGTAAGAGCATTGATCCTGTCAACCTGTCTTGAGCCCTTCCGTGATTGCAGCAGTTCGCCTTCTGCGTCGTAGATCTCGGAAGTATCTTGCCCCTCACCTGTAGCTATCTTTTTGAGCTGCTCAATGATAAACGCCCTCATGGTGGTTGCATCATTGCCGCCTTTGGTCTTGGCTTCCTCCATGAGCTCGTTATACCTCCCCAGAACCTCCCCTTTTTTAAGAAGTTCTGAGGCTCTCTTATCCACAGTCGCATCTTTCCACTTCTGGCTATTGGGATATGCAATTCTAAATGCCTGCCTCTGGCTCTTGCCTTTTACAAGTTCCTCTACGTACCTTTCCTGCTTAGGTCTCAGCATAGTTTTCTTTCTTACGCCCTCTCTTAATTATTGACTGTTTACGCCTCAAAATATAGGACACCCTAAAAAGCCCATAGAGATAAACTCCATGAGCTTCTTAGTTTACTTTCCGTCCATATCCAACGCTATGTAGCAAGGACAATTCCAGTAGTAGCCGCAGCAGAAATCTGCTTTAAAATCATTTTTGGCAGCACCACTTTTGAAGTGATGTAGTGTATGATCCCCACAGATCCCAACACACTTTACCTCCACAGGAGTTTCCTTGCAGTAGTACGGACAGTTTACATAAGAATCCTGCTTAAACCTCGTACCCGGCATCTCAACTCCTTAAGGTCTACCAAACCACTTTCTTGCCCTTCGCACTCTCTTTGATATCTCCCTTGCCCTTGAGTCCATAAGAAAGATCCACTCATTAACAAGGTTGCCCTCATCCGCTGCAGGCTTGAAGTACCCCTGCCCATCCTGCATATTGATGATAAGCTCTCTGCTGTCTGCTATGGCTTGCCTTATACTTCTCTTATCAAGGTCTGTCTGCCATGCAAGATCTTCCAGTGTAACAGCATGGTCGTGTCCGTATGGTATAAGATCCTCAATATCTATAGCCTTCATACACCCCTCCTCTTTTAGTTAAAAGGTAGTTCCTCCTGTATATCATCTGGTATGTTCATAAACCCATCACCATCTGTGGCAGCAGGTGGAATATCGGCAGCAGGTGCGCTTCCTTCTCTCTTCTCGCAAAACTCCTGCCTCTCTGCTACTACATCCGTGGTATATACCTTTTTGCCTTCCTTGTTATCGTAGCTTCCTGTCTGTATTCTGCCCTCTATGAGTATCTTCATTCCCTTGCGCAGATACTTCTCGGCAAACTCTCCATTCTTGCCAAATGCCACGCAGGATATAAAGTCTGCTCCCGGATCCTGATTGTTTTTTGTTTTCATCCTGTCTACTGCCAGACTGTACCTCGCAATGGCTATCGGCTCTGCTGCCTGTGAGTACTTCACATCAGGATCTTTTGTGAGTCTCCCCATCAATATAACTTTGTTCATGCCTGCGCCTCCTCAAGATCTATTCCCTCGATCTGAGCTCTGACCTCAAGAGCATGAAGGTAAGCACCCATGCAGTGCTTCTGCTCAAGAAGTAATCTCAGAGGGCAGGAAGGCTCAAAGTCGAGCTTGCCTGCTTCATACTTGATAGTCATTTTGTGAAGCTTGTTGTAGCGGATCTTGGTCTGGTAGTACTCAGCCTTAAACCTCTCCTTATAGTCCTCACTCTCCATCATTGCTACTGTGTCTTTCAATTCCATGTTTCATTTCCTCCTTGTCATGTGATATCCGCAGCGTGGGCAGTAGTCAAAATCCATATCCTCTGTCATAAACTCTGCTCCGCAGTGTGAACACTTAAATACTGGCTTCTCAACGCTTCTTTCGTTTGTGTGAGTCTCTATCCACTGAGCCCAATTCTCAAAGCCGCCAATGTTGAAGTATGCGTCTGCGCCATGCTTTACATAGTCCATATCCTCAGAAGGGATAAGCCCCTGTTCATCTGTTACAAACCTGTAGTCTCCGTGCTTGCTTCCGTCTCCGTTCTGCAGGTTCTCGTATGAAAGAGTCCTGCCATCACTTGAAATCCTGAGGCTATCATGATGATCTGTGCCGTATCTCCTGACTCTTCCGCCCTGTAAATCCTTGATCCACATATCGCTCCTCCTTATTTTCGTTGTCTATTTCAAAAACTACTCCATTCCCCAATTCTTTCGCCACTTCCTCGGCTCTTTCCCAAGTCGCATACATTCCGTAGTACCACAGCTCGGAATCTACCAACCTTGCCACCATGACTTTATCCTCATTCTCGATAATGCTCACAGGACAATTCTTCACAAATAAATTTGCTCTTAAATATGCGTTAGCCATCTTCTACCTCGCATTTATTCTGCAACTAAAGCCTCTAAACCTTATCCCCTCCCAATGTTGGTCGCTATGTATGCAATCAGGACAATAATAGTTATTAGGGCACTTTGGACGCTTTAAGTATGCTATCAATCTTTTAACCATTTCCATCTTCTACCTCCTACTTAATAAGCCAATACACCCAAGTTGGAAGCTCTGATATGGGCGTAGCTGCATACTTAAGCAACGTCATAACGCAAAAACATATAATCAGTAACAATATAATAGGCAATATGGGTAGTCTCTTTTTCATTCCTGTTCCTCCACTCTGCACCCTTGCTTTTCAAGTAACTGTAACTTTGCCAATGCCAAGCCGATTGACTGGCAAGAGCAATAGGGTAAATCTTTTTGTATTACCGAAAAGTCCTCTAATGCTACCTCTGAAAAGTTGTCGTTCCAATCAAAGGGTTATTCTACTAAGTCCATCTTTTATAAATCCTTTTCTCTTTTGTCTGCATCTTCTTTTCCTCCTTCAATTAACAACCAGTAGCCCTTTACTCCGTCTTTCTCGTAAAGAAACTCTGTAGTGTAGCCTTCTTTCTCAAGTGCTATGCTCAGATCCGCAAGCTCATCTGCGGTGCTGCACTTGATCGTGTCGCCTTTTCTGAAATTGTTGTCTCTCAACCTGCACCACTCCGGCACAAAATCGAAAGGATCTCCGATATCGACGCTTGCCATATCTGTGCTTTCCAAGCCACACTCCCACATAAACATGTGATATCTCTTGTACTCGCACTCAGCACAGCTCTTTGGTAAAACCCGGTTACTCATATCTACTCTCCCACTCTTGGCAATAACTGGTCTTTCCTGTGCTCTGGTACTCGGTTTGCCTTGTGCCATCCCAGTTTGTATGCAGGAAATTGCACTGCCCTTTTACGCCCCATCCTGCAGGTGGTTGCTCATCCTTTGGTAACAGCTCCCAGTGCTTACAGGTCTCGCACCGCTCATCATCCATCCACGCAGGAGCCTCATAGGTTGAGCCGTCACGCTCATATGTGCGCCTCTTCTGATAGTCCGCTATGG